CAAAAACAGCTGATATAAATTCTAAAGCAGAAGGAAGTATTTTCTTAGAAAGCACTAGAAATATAGAATCAACATCAGGTCTTGGTACACATATTACAAGTGGCGCCGAAACACATATTCAAGCAGGCGCTAATTTTGTTTCTACTGGTGCTGAAATTCATTTTAACGGACCAGCTGCATCAACAGCAGCAGCGGCAACAGACGCTACTGAGGGTGTAGATGCATTACTACCGGCTAATGCTGCAAAAGCAATCGAAGCCGGAAGTCCGCAGATGCCAGCAAAAGTAAAACCATTACCTGAAATAACGTTACCTTATGTACTACCGGGAGTAACACAACCTATACCTTACACTTCCATTGTGCCGAGAGCACCGCAACACGAACCTTGGCCACATCATGAGAATATGAATCCTTTAGGGTTTAAGCGTGATCAGACAGATAGAGAAACCCCAGGAATGTTAGCATCAGCTGATAGATTTATATCTCCAGATACTTTCTTAAGAAATTCATCAGTAGCTGAAGCAAGTGTACGAGTAACAGGCTCTGGCGGAGATTTAACTGCACATAGCATTCCTAATGAAGAAGGACATACTGGCCCAGTATGGGTAAATGGCGAAGGTGATGGCATTAGAGTCGGTGATAACGGAGTTATGGACGAAGCTATGGCAAAAGCTCGAGGGTATAAGCCTTATGTTCCTCCAAAAATAGAAGGCTTTGAAACAACTAACAATGTAATTTATGTTTCTGAGATTAAGGGAAAAATTAGAAACGACCCTTGTGAACCAAAACTTATCCAATTGCTAGATAAAACTGCAATAGCTTGTAAAGTAAAGGTCATAATTTATAGCGCCGGACAAATGCCCTATGCAGAATGGCAAAGATCACCAGGTGCAAGAGCTGCTGGCAATGTAAGACTGATTGGAAGTGAAAAAGTTGCTACTGGATCTCTTCGACACGACTATGGAAGTGCAGCTGATATACATTTAGTGCATATCGACGATGAACCTGAAGCTAACAATTATATATCTATACATAGTCCGATATTTTTAAAATTTATTGAAGAATTTTTTGCAAATGGCGGCAGAGGAATAGGTGCTAGTCGAAATTATATGGGGAATTCATCTGCTCACGTTGACATTGTTGGTTCTGATCGCGGCGCCGGAAATATATGGGAGTCAACATCAGCAGTTAAATCGGCATATCTTAGAGGGGTAAAAAGACGTACCTCGCCGATCCGTAGTGCGTATTATCACATATACAGCAAATAGGTAAATATTATTATGAGTACATTAGAAAAAAATCTTTACAAAAGAGTAAAAGTCTCTACTAATAGAGGATCGCAAGCTGTAACTAGGGGCAGCGCATATAGAGGATTTTCTAGTATTAATGAAAATGTTGAAGGTTATGCATTATACGATTTTGATCTTATTAAACAAGATATTATAAATCATTTTCATATTCGAAAAGGTGAAAAATTAAGCGATCCAAATTTTGGAACAATTATTTGGGATATGCTTTACGAACCATTTACAACCGAAAACAAAGAGGCTATAATTGCTGATGTAGCTGAAATTATAAACTATGATGATAGGGTAACCGCAGATCAGGTATTTGTTGATACAACTGACGATGGTATAGAAGTAAGTGCATTATTAACGTTTTTGCCTTATAATATATCAGAACAAATGTTATTTAAATTTGATAAACAAATGCTTGAATAATTAAATGCAACTATAATTATTCCTGATAAATATCATATAACATGAAGGAATAATCTATGTCATCAACCGATAGACAATCTCGAGTAATTGCTACTGAAGATTGGAAGAAAATTTATCAATCTTTTAGTAACGCTGATTTCCAAAGCTACGACTTTGACAATCTACGCAGAACAATGATTAACTATTTGCGTCAAAATTATCCAGAGGATTTTAATGACTATATTGAAAGTTCAGAATATCTTGCGCTAATTGATTTGATTGCATTTTTAGGACAAAACTTATCCTTCAGAATTGACCTAAATGCTAGAGAAAATTTCTTAGAGACAGCAGAACGCAGAGAAAGCGTATTAAGACTTGCAAAACTTATTTCGTATAATCCTAAAAGGAATAAAGCTGCATCAGGCTTACTAAAATTTGAAACAGTGTCTACAACAGAAAATCTTATCGATAGCACAGGTAAAAATTTACGTGGATCTACTATTTTATGGAACGATAGAGCAAACCCAAATTACTTTGAGCAATTTGTTAAGATTATCAATGCTGCGCTACCTAACGCAGAAGGAGTAGGATCTCCTACAATAACAGCAAATATCGAAGGTGTTGTAACAGAGCAGTATAGATTTAATGCTCTGAATACTGACATTCCGGTATTTGGATTTAGTAAGCCAGTAGAAGGAGTTAATACACGCTTTGAAATAGTTAGTACAGGGATTGAAAACGAAACTATTGTAGAAGAAGCACCACTACCTGGTAATAATCCTGCATTTGTTTATAGAGACGATAGTCAGGGCGCCGGAAGTTCTAACACAGGGTTCTTTATGCACTTTAAACAAGGACAACTTGAAAATGCATCTTTTAGCACTGGCAATCCGGTACCTAACCAAATTGTAGGAATAGATGACACTAATATTAACAATTCAGATATATGGTTATATTCAGTTGACTCAAATAATTTTGAATCTGCGTTATGGAAAAAATTAGAATCAGTTGAAGGAAACAATATTATCTATAATAGTTTGTTTAAAGATACCAAGGATGTTTATGCAGTTTCAACAAGATCAGACGATAGAATTAATCTAGTGTTTAGCGATGGTGTATTTGGTAATTTACCAACTGGTAATTTTAGAACATATTACAGAACTAGTGATAACAGAAATATGGTTATTAATCCTAGTAGTCTGCAATCTATTACAATACAAATTCCGTACATTAGCAAAAATAATGCACAAGAAACATTGACAATCGGTCTTAGTTTAAAAAATACAGTATCAAACGGCCGTCCTAGCGAAACTAGTGAAGATATAAAACAAAATGCTCCAGCAAGTTATTACACACAAAACAGATTAGTAACAGCTGAAGATTATAATATTGGACCTTTAGGAATTGATCAAGATATTATAAAAACAAAAACAGTGAATAGAATTTCAAGTGGAATAAGTAGATACTTTGACTTAACAGATCCAACTGGAAAATATTCAACTACAAGTTTGTTTGCATCTGATGGAGTTTTGTATAGACAAGAATATTTAGAAAACTTTAACTTTTCATTTACAACACAGTCGGATATTGAAGGTATCATTTACAGTCAAGTTGAACGCAGAATTGCAAGTACTAGTGTGCAAAATTACTACAATGAAAACTTTGACAAAGTAAACACTACTGACCTTAATGCAGTATGGAGACAAACTACTTCTAAGACTAACAGATCAACAGGATATTTTGAACAAATTCTAGACTTAGCAGAAATCTTTACAAGTGCTAACGGAAATCAAGCAGCATCTAGTGTTTATAGTGTAGGTACATACACAACTAATGCACTAAAAAATATTAAAACTGGAGCAATGTGTAAATTTACAGCTCCAGAAGGATACCATTTTATGAAAAATGGTAAACTAATGTTAGGCACAGCAGATCACGAAGGAAGCAGTGATTATGTGTGGACTACTGTAAAATCAATTGATGCAGATGGCACAGTTGTTGATGATGACGGCTTTGGACCTATTGTGTTTAATGATGTAATCCCAAATGGCGCAATTCTAAATCAAATTTTACCAAAATATTCAACTGCTATTGTAGACGATGTAAAAAAACAAATTATTGACAGAGCGTTTGCTTATAAAGATTTTGCATTAAGATTTGATCAGACATCAAGTGAGTGGAAACTTATTACTAGTGATAATCTAAATACATATGCACCGTTTAGTTTACAACGTCAAGGAGACATTTCTAGATCTAATCAAGATAATAGTTGGGTATTTTATTTCCAAACTGACGGACAAACATTTAATGTAAGTTATAGAAATTTAAGATACGTATTTGAAAGCGATTCAGAGGTAAGATTTTTCTTTGATAGTGCTGATAAAGTATATGACACAAAAACAGGTAAAATTGCACAAGACAAAATTACTATTTTAAACATCAACACAAAACCAAATAGTCTTGGTGCTTTTAATAAAGATTTTGACTGGAGTATTTCTGATGCATACAAAGACTCAGAAGGATACAACGATACTCGTCGTGTACAGTTAGCTTTTTATGACAGCGACGATGACGGAATTTCAGATAATCCTGAACTGTTTAAAGAAATCGTTGACGAAACCGGATTTATATTCCAAAAGAAGTATAGTTCAGTAGACGGCGTACAAGATTATAAGTATTTTGATAATTCT